TATCAGAGGATTAAAGTTTGCTACTGTAAAAGATGCTACAGCTTCTGTTAATAAAATTAAAAGATCAGGTCGTTCTCATGCTCATAAAACCCAGGCAGCAATAGCAATGGAACAAAGAGCAAGAGAGATGGGAAAAACTAGTGCTGCTAGTGTTTACCGTAAGTTTATAAATGCACAGAAAAAGATTACAGCTAAGAGGAAAAAATAATGGCAAAAAAACCTAGTCAACGTTCTCTTGAAAATTGGACACGACAAGAGTGGCAATACTCATCTGAAAAAGAAGGTAAGAAGCCACGCAAAAAGCGTGGACGTTATCTTCCAAAAGCTGCTTGGGCTGCGTTATCTCCTGGTGAGAAGCGCGCAACTAATGCAGCTAAACGCAAGGGGTCCAAGGCGGGTAAGCAATTTGTTAAACAACCTAAAAAAGTTGCTAAAAAGACTCGGGCCTACAGGAAAGGAGTTGGTGGATGAACTGGATTACTAATCGTATCAAAGAACATTCAACTCACCAGGGTGTTATCGCTATTGCTGTTGCAGCAGCGGTGATCTGGGGAGGTATGGCTCTACTTGACATAATTGTCTGGGGAGGCCTCATTTGGGGCATCATGAACATCATTCGTGACGAAGGATAAATCATGTCAAAAACGCGTAAAAAGCCCAAGATAAATATTTCAGAGCTATTACGTAAGCACAAGGCGGGCAAGAATATTGGTTCTACGAATCGTGCTCGCCTTGTAGCACGCGGGCTAATAGCCCGAAAATCTGGCCCTCACAAGGGCCGGAAAGTAGACCTAGGAAAGAGAGGAAAGTCATAATGATGAAAAAAGGTGGAAAAAGAGGCGGTGGAAGAGGCGGTAAGCGTAAGTAACGTTGATTGGCCTTCTTATTTTGCTTCAATAGTGTCAGTATGCCCTTGGAGTAGGGCATACTGGCATAAACAAAAGATTGACGTTCAATTATGGAAAAGTGAGATACTACCACTTGAAGACTACGTGGCTAGAATGTATATTCATAAACACGCTAGCGGTAGACAGCTTAAAAAAATAATGGAACGAATGAATGAAATAAGACCTGAAGAAGAATGGCTATTTAGTCACCCAATTTTTAGAGGACATTCTACACCTGTCCCTATTCTAATTCAACAAGATTTAGAAATTTTAACTAAAGCAAGAAAAGGAAGAGAAAATGGCAATGCACGGTAATAAAAAAATGAATGGTAAAAAGAAGCCTATGTCTGGTGGAGCTAAAAAGAAAATGAACGGCAATGGTAATGGTCTTACGGCTGCTCAAAAGAAGCTCCCACCAGCACTTCAGAAAGCAATTCTGAAGTCGAAAAAGAAGAAAAAATAATGTATGCGAAAGCAGCAAAGATGGCAATGTTCTCTTCCATTGTCTATTCTGAATTTGAAGAGCTAAACCATAAACTACTTAAGATGGGGTTCAAAGATTGGTCATGGTTTGATCGTGAAGGAACTCAAGCTTTTGTTTTGATTGATGGAGATGAGATTGTTATCTGTTTTAGAGGCACTGAGCCAGATAAGATGACAGATGTTTTCGCAGATCTCAAAGCATGGCCTAAACGCAGCCAAGAAAGAGGATTAGTCCATTTTGGTTTTGCTCAAGCTCTTGATAAAGTGTATAGTGATATTGTTGGTCATATTGATTACTTAAAATCAAATTCCAACATAGACTATAAAATTGTGTGCACAGGGCATTCTTTAGGGGGAGCTTTAGCAACTCTCTGTGCTAGCAGAATGGATTCTCACGAAGCTTATACTTTTGGTTCACCTAGGGTTGGAACTAAGTCATTTTGTAAAGAAATGCAATCAGACGGTATTAAGCACTATAGATTTGTAAATAACAATGATGTTGTTACAGCAGTTCCGTTCTGGTTTATGGGCTACCGTCACTACGGTCATCTTGAGTATATCAACCACTACGGTAACATACGTAAAATGACTTTTTGGCAAAGGTTCAAAGATAAACTAAGAGGTAGAAAAGCCGCTTGGAAAAATAAACAACCTTTTGATGGTGTGAGAGATCATGACATCAATGCTTACTATAAAAAGATATATAATGTCAGTTTACAGAGCGAGGACTAATTGTCCTGTATGTCACCAAGATAATGAAGTTTGGTTCGAGAGGGGTGTTATTGTCCCTCTCGATCTAGTTGAGTGCCCAAAATGTGAGCATCTTTTTGAAGCAAATAACTTTATTTCTTCTTTCATCGAGATGAAGAATAATATCTCAGTCTCTTCTAATTCACTACAATACTCAGTCACTGTTTAGTTGCTTGTTGCTCTAATTTAAGTTATATTTATACATAATCTTAACAAGGAGTATGACATGGCAAAAGGCAAACGCTCTAGTGGTAAAAACTATGTTTCGAAGGGTGAGCGCCCTTCCGTTTCTAAAAATATCCGCAAATCTATTCGACTAGACTATATGCAAACTGATGCAAGGCTTGCTAATCAGGTGAAGGCATGGCGCGCACATAAAAACGTTATGCTTACTATTCCAAATCCTGATAAGAAAAATACTAAACAGCGTATGATGCGTGTTCCCGCTATTGATGTTTGGGGATACCCTCGTGATATGCAAATTAAGATGCGCTAATGCCGGAGGGGCCAGAATGCACTCGTACAGCACGGCAAGTAAACCGTGCTGTACAAGGTAAGTCTTTAGTCAATATTAACTTTGTCTCTGGTAGGTACGTCAAGAAGTTACCTACAGGGTTTGCAGAGTTCTACTTTGCACTTGATGAAAAGCCTTTGCCTGTAAAAGGGGTATACAATAAAGGTAAGTTTATTTGGTGGGAGTTCGGAGATCTTCTTCCAATTTGCTATATGTATACTACTTTAGGTATGACAGGTAATTTCAAACTTCAACCATCAAAGCATACTCGCATTGCGTTTTATTTTGATGACGATTCGGCAGTATATTATAATGATCAACGTAATTTTGGTACTATTAAGTTTGTATTTGATGATAAGGATCATCAGAAGAAATTGGCTTCTATTGGCCCTGATATGCTCAATAATCCTTGTTCTTTATCCACATTCGTGGACATTGCTAACAGAAAACCCCAATGGACAGTGGTTAAATGGCTTATGGAACAGTCTCAGATATCTGGGGTCGGAAATATCTACAAATCTGAGTCTTTATTTCTAGCAGGTATCGCTCCTCATAGACTTATGGGGTCTTTAGATGGTGAAGAACTTGAAAAACTTTATTATGCAATTTGTAAAGTACTATCAGCATCGTTTGAGTCTGGTGGGGCAACTATTCGTAACTATTCTGATTTATATAATAATCATGGGAAGTATACTAGGTTTCCATCTAACCCAGATGAAATGATAGCAGCCAGACAATCTCGTGTCATGGTTTACAATCAAAAAGAAGATATTTACGGAAATCCTGTCGAAAGACTTAAACTTAATGATGGCAGAACCACTTTCTGGTCTCCAAAGGTGCAATTTTAATGGTTTGGAAAAATTACGATCCTATTAAGCAAATGCCTCACCTATATGAGGGTCATGTAGGTGATGCCGGAGTTGTTATTCCCACCACTGATGATATAGCTTACGAAAATAACAAAGATTTTCGTTGGATCTATAACAAAATGACTATCTGTCAAACTCAAAAGATACCTCATGGACCAGTAGGAACTACTCCTACAGAATATCCTGTCTGTGTCAAACCTACATTTAACTTGTTCGGTGGATCAATTGGCTCAATTGTTTGTCACACTGAGGAACAATACCGAGAAGTAACTAACCCAGGAGCCTTCTGGTCTAGATATGCTATGGGAGAACACTACTCTATAGACTTCATTTTAAGAGACGGCGAAATTATGACTCATTTTGCCATGAGAGGTGAAAAGCTACAGCATGGAGCCTTTGATTATTGGGAACTTGTTAAGCTTCCGATGGAAGAAGAAGATTACATTTGCAGTTGGATTTGGGATCATATGGGCGGCTACACTGGAGTTCTCAATATTGAGATGATAGGCTTCCAGATTATTGAGGCTCAGCTTCGTATGGGAGATTTAGACCGTCTTGGCGACCATGAATTAATGAATGCAATCTATAATCTTTATAATACGAACACTTGGGAATGGCAACCTAATGACTACACTCCAAATACTTTCTATTTAGCAGCACTTTTTGGACAGCCTGATACACAGTTTACCCTTAACTTAGAATTATTTGACTATATATGTGGTGAAGAGTTAGTCTATTATCAATTTGATAATCCTGATTTGTATTTCACTAATCCTGCACATGGTAACAGACTTGCTCTTTTTTGTGATGATAATTTAGATAGAGTTATTAAAGCAAGAAATATTGCTATTGAAATGCTTACTCCAGACATTGATGGTAAATATATATCTCCTTTAATTGGCTTTCAGGATTTAAGTATTTAATTGCCTAATATGTGTTTTTTCTATATATTATGATCATGAAAAAACAAAAGAGAACTAAAGCCCAAATTAAACAAGATCATGAACGGTGGCTCTTCAAAAGAGGAGTTCACCCTTCTCAACTTGCTAAAGCTAAAAAATCCAGGTCTGATTTCCCTAACTACAAATCTGATATTATTACTGCACCTACATCTGATCGTGTCGGTAATGGTTTTGTTAAAGGTAGCAAAAGTTATTCTGGTAGCGGTGTTCATATTGGACAGGCATACAACAAGGGAAATCTTGTAGTTTTATCTTCTAAAGAAGCATCAGATTCATCAACAGGTAAGAGACGATAATGAACAGCATTGAACGCGCAAAATGGAATAAATATGCTAATGACTACATTCGTAAGGTAGAGGCTTTTTGTCAGCGAGAGATTTATAAAAATTTCTCACTAGGTAGTATTAGACTGGACTGGGATCCAAAACGTCGTTCATCTCGTGGTGGAATGTATGCAGATGGGCCTGGCATTAACATTGCAATGAATCATCTTTGCCGTGACTATAAAGGCGAAATCTATAGAGTCTATGAATATAGGTCTTTTGATGATCATCCTGATATTGGGGGCTTTTACACTCGTAGAAGTTATGATAGACTAGATATGGTAATTCTGCACGAAGTAGCTCACGCACTTCAATACTACTCCTACAAGATTAATCGTCATAGGTGTAAGCCTCATGGCCCTGTGTGGAAGAATTTTTATAGCCGACTTAGAAATACCTTTCTGAACTATACTCTTGAAAATCAGCATGAAATGGCTGAAGAGTATCAACGAATTAAAGATGAAATTGTCGGTATCAAGAGAGAACCTTTAATTGCAAGAGCCGCATCAAAGTAGCACTTTTTGCTCAAGACCCTGGAATGAAATGCACATCGAGGAGGACGGTAGCGTTACTCCTTGTTGTGTTATGCCGTCTAATCGGTTTCCTATGGGTAGCAATATTGAGAATTATCTGTCAAGTAATGCACTTAAAAATCTTAAACATGACCTACTAAACAATGTTAAAAATTCGAATTGTGAGTGGTGTTGGGATAATGAAAAAAATAATATGTCTTCTCATAGAAGACAGCTTGCTATATCTTCTGATGGTTTAACACATATACATTTAAGACTAAATAATGTTTGCAACTTTAAGTGTCGTATGTGTAATCCAAATTTTTCTTCTACGTGGGAGATTGAAAATAGAAAACATAATTACTTTAAGCATACTTACGATGTTACAAAGGACATTTTTGAGGACAATGAACATCTTTTTGACTTGTTAAAAACACAAATTAAGTCTGGATCTCTAAAGTATATAAATATTTCAGGTGGTGAACCTCTGATCACAGATGCTCATTGGCGTTTGCTAACTTTTTTAGTTGATAATAGTTTAACTAACGTTTCGCTTTCTTACTCAACTAACTTGTCAAATATTCATTATAAAAATGTTAATCTTTTAGACTTGTGGAAACAATTTAAAAATGTTACATTAGAAGCTAGCTGTGATGGTTGGGGTCCTGCTGTTGAGTATTCTAGAACTGGATTCGACAGAAAAGTTTTCTTAGATAATGTAGCCCAGGTGATTAAGCATGTTAGGCTAGATATTAATTGCGTTGTAAATGCTTATAGTGTTTGGACACTGCCAGA